ATCGTACAACCCCGTATCGATTGAAATGTCACAGTCTTTCTTTAATACTTTCTTTATACTTGGATCAGAACATAGTTGATACTGATCAAATTCAAATGCGCCATCAAACTCTTTTGCAAAGTTTGTGCGACTTGGTTTAGTTTCTACTAATGCAACTTTAGGCATATAATTTACTCTCCAGTTTACGGATTTGAGTTTCTGTAAGTGCTCCAGGATCTAAGTCTTTCAACTCAATATTCCTGACGCGAAAACCAATTTTTTCGCTCATCACTTTCACATTTATGGCTGCTTTTTGTCCTGCTTCATCTCCATCAAAGAAGATAGTAATTCTACTTACGCCTTGCATACTTAGTATTGCAAGCTTATCTTCATTAATATTGTTTGTACCAAAACAACATACAGCATTCTGTATTCCTTTATCATGTAGATTTAGCATATCAAATATGCCTTCTACTAGGATAATATCTCCCTGACGAGGAGATACTTGTGGAAAAAGAGGTAGACTCGCACCAGGTGGAGTAAATAGATACTTTGGAGTATCTCCACCCGTATGTCTGCCTTGAAAAGCTACTATCTTTCCGGAAATATCTCTTATCGGAAAGTTTATTCGACTAGTGTAATCTTTTCCTGTATGCTCAAAGGCTTCAAACTTTGCATATGTTTTTGGAGATATATTTCTCCAGTTACCAACATAAGGCATATAGTTTGTAGGAAAGGTTAGTCCAATACTTTCTGCTCGTTTTTCTTTTATTTTTTTAGTCACTATGTCTCTCTTCACCTGTAAGCCACCAAACTTTTCTCCATACAAAGAAAAAAGATTGCCCTTATACTCACAGGCAAAGCAATTGAACCGACCATCAATCTGGTCGACTCTCATACTTGGGTTCTTATCGTCATGATCAGGATTGAGACAACGTACTACGAAGTCTTTTCCTTTTGGTATGTACGATATACCTCTTGATTGTAATAATTCTTCTACGTTCATTACCAAAATATCATCAATAATACTACTACTACCACACAGCCCAATGTAACTGCTGACTCAGGATCTTTTAGTACTTCTTTCCAAGTAAGAGGCTTATCCTCTAAAGATTCTAATGTCTTGGGATAATCTCTATTTAATAGTTCCAATTGCTGTGACATTACCTCAGCAGCATCATCAACAGCAGAAGGCAAGTCTTTCTTAAAAAGGTCTAGTTGTTTCATTCGTTTTGTAATAAGTTTTGTAATAAGTTTTGCTACACTAATCCTCGTCACCATCATAGTTTAGTTCAGTTAAAGACTTCTGCCGCATCTTGAAATCTTTATCCAGAATATCATTTTGGTGGTCAAGCAAGTTTCGATACTTTTCTTTATATTCATTATTGTCTACAGCATCTCGATATTTTTTCTTGTAGACAGCAACTTCAGAATTTAATGCTGCAATTCGAGAATAAGCAGCTTTAAGCTGAGCCTGTAGAACTTTTATACTTTGATATGTTATGCTACTTTCCAATGTATTTTACATCCTCTTTTGAAATTACTTGATATGCACCTTTATTATAGGGTACACTCACTGTATATTTGCTACTAATCTCTTTCTTGTAGAGTTGACATTTTGGATCTGTCCAAGGCAAAAATTCCCTAGACTTTGGTTGATTTTTCTTCTGTTCCCACCAGATAGATCTGAACTGCTGATGTTTTTGGGGATTGAGAGGTATGAAAGTTTTTTTAACTTTCTTGACTTTGTACGTCTTTTTCTTTCTACCTGAATAGGTATAATTTAGATTGCCTTGTATAAACATAGTTTCCTCCGAAATAAGAATATATATTATACAGGGTTTGAGCAAAAATGTCAAGAAGTATTTTTAAGGAAGGGTGAAGGGAAACCCGCGCTTCCCTTCTGTCGGGACTATCGGCTTAGTTGCCCCACTTGACTCCTCGGTATGTACCGTGAGTCATTCTTGGAGCTGGCTGTGCATCTTCAGACTGCCACTTGACACCTCTATAGACACCACGTGTGGGTCTTTTGTCAATATTTTCTGAAACATGCTTCTGCGCTCTAACGCCTCTGTATATAGTAGTCATAACATTTCTCCTAAAGGTCTGCGTTCCTTCAACAAAAATTGTCTACTTCCGTCTTACAGAGTAAGATGAACGAAGAACAGAGGCAGAATTGCCCCTGTTTTTCATATGCGTATTATATCAGCTCAAGATTAAAAAGTCAAGAATTATTTTTTGAAAAGTTCTATAACTGTTTGATAACTAATTCCACACTGTAAAACTCTTACAACTTCAAAAAACTCCATGCGTTTCATAATATCATAACGATGGTGTCCATCTATCAGATAAAAGTTTTTATCTATAACAAGAGGTTTATAGGTATCATTTATAATTTTTACATATCTTTCAAGATATCTATTATCATCGAAAGGAAGCCGATCACTCTGAATAGGCTTTATACTCGATACAGTAAGTCTGAGATACTCATAAGGAATCTTTTTTTCTTCTAGTAGCTCTACACTGAGCTGAGGCAGGTCGCTTCTAGATATCATCTATATCTTCTCCTGTCTTGTGCTCTGACTCCTCTCTTTCCTTTGGAGTCATCGCAGTTTCTGGACCAATCTTCATGGTTTCCCAGTTAACGGTAGAAGTAAAAGAGCGCATGGCGGCTGAACGCATTTTAGTACAATTGAATGTCATACATGCATCCTCTTGGTCATAAGTTTCAAGAGCATACGCTGCATCAGCAGCATCAAGTATACCTTTTGCAAAACGCGCTTCACCGCTAGCGTCTGTTTGGTATGGAGTCACAACAGTACATTCATACTCCTGTGCCATACTCTTTAGTGCTTTACTCACTTCTATTTGTTCCGTCCAGTCATACTGTCCCATACGAGATGGAATAGCTGAACGCTTCACTTGATTTATGTAGTCTACAAGAACTACTGCTACATCGAGAGCTTTCACTTTCTTGTCCATTTCGGCTTTGATTTTTGCAAGCGTCAAGCCTGGATCATAAATTACATCTACTTGTTGGGTCGGGAGAAGCCCACAGGTTGTTGTAAGTTTATGATGAAAGTCTTCAAAGTTTCGGTGTTCCTTGTATTCTTCAAAAATTCCGTTACTGTTTTCAAAACGACTAGCAAACCAGCCAGTTACAAGTTCCCATTCTTGAATACTTAGATTTTTAGTTCTAAGTCTTGAGAATGGTATCCCCGTTGCGATTGAACAAACTCTTTGTAGAGTCTGGATAGAGTCCATCTCGATGGTAAAATACATCGCAGACCTACCACTTTCAAACACATTATGAGCAATGTTAGCACAAGTTAGAGATTTACCAGCACCTCGTCGACCACCAATCAATACAAGGTCTTTTGGAGAGAACCGAATCTCGCGATCATAGTTCTCATTTAATCCCAAAGCAAGGTATCTGGAAATCTCTTCATCATCCTCAAATAGAGAGATACGTTGCATACTCTCCTGAGGCGGTTGCAAATCAACTTTCTTCTCGACATCGAGAACAATTTGATGCAGATGGGTTACTGATTCTTCTGCATTTTCAAAAGCTACAGAATTATCAATATAAGTTTCTAGTGAATCAAGTATCTCCTTTTGAGTGTACTCGTTCTTGAGATAATCAAGAAGCATTGAAGCATCCGCTTCAACTTGTACTGTCTCAATAGCATAGAGCTTTTCAAGAGACTTTGAATCACGAATAGAAAACTTTAACTCTTCAAAGGTGGGAAGAGAGTGATACGTCGTAGTATGTTTGTCTATTATAGAAAATAAACTGTGATACTCAGTTGGTAAATAATCTCGGCGTACAGAACTCCAGGTATCAAAATCCTGCAGAGCTATAACCTGCTTTATTAACGCACTTGCGATGTTCAACTCTTCCCCCGAAGATAAGGCGGGTTTCCCCGCCTAAATTAACCTGCTGCTTTTGCTTGCTTTGCAGCACCGTCATAGTCAGCCGCGATAAGGCCACGACGCGTTAGCATCGTTTTAACTCCACGAGGAGTTTTGCCAATAGCGTCTGCTATTGTGTCGACAGTCATTTCTGACACGTCGCCCAAATCTGCCAAAGGATCTTCTTTGGAAGTTCCTTTTGTAAACTCTTGACGCGGAATCGCATCAATATCACCAGAACGAAGGAGGCTAAGAGCCTTGCCTCGTACT